CTCTCATGCTTATATACTTACAACATCCAGTTCACGGTACTAAAGTCGCTACAATGGACTTGGAAGCAGAATTTGATGAACAAAACGGCTGGGAACGCTATAATCCCGACACGCCTTCAGCTCCTGAAGCGGCGGCGCCAGCCAATGAACTGGAAGTTAAACGTCGTCGTAGCCGCACTACTGTACAGGCGGCAGCTTAAAGGAGTGTAAATGGCAACCGCCTTCGACCAGATTAAAGCGTCGCTTCGGCTCATAGGCCAGCTGGCTGAAGGTGAAGAGCCATCCCCGCAGGCAGCACAGGATGCTTTGAACGCCATGAATCAGATGATTGATTCGTGGAATACTGAGCGCCTAGCCGTGTTTTGCACCGAAGATCAGGTGTTTAACTGGCCGCCTGGCGAGATCACCCGTACGCTTGGGCCTAGCGGCAACTTTGTGGGCAATCGCCCCGTTTTGATTGACGACGCAACGTACTTTCGTGACGCTAGCACTAATGTGTCCTACGGCATCAAGCTGATTAACCAGCAGCAGTACAACGGCATTGCGGTCAAGACGGTCACCAGCACCTACCCGCAGGTTATGTTTGTGAACAATACGTTCCCAGACATTACCATGACAATTTACCCCCAACCCACAAGGGTTCTGGAGTGGCACTTTGTGTCGGTGCAGGAGCTGACTAAGCCTGCAACCTTGAACACCGTGCTGTCGTTCCCGCCGGGCTACTTGCGTGCGTTCAAGTACAACTTGGCGATGGAAATTGCCAACGAGTTTGGTGTTGAGCCTATGCCGCAAGTGCAGCGTATCGCCATGACGTCTAAGCGCAACCTGAAGCGCATCAACAATCCTGATGACGTGATGTCCATGCCGTACTCGTTGATCGCTACGCGTCAGCGCTTTAACATCTACGCCGGTAACTATTAAGCCGTGAAGACGCCTATCCTTGGCCAATCGTATGTGGCTCGCAGCATCAACGCTGCGGATAGCCGCATGGTAAACCTGTATCCTGAAGCCACACCGGCGCCAGAAGGTATGGAGCCTGCGTTTTTAAACCGGGCGCCAGGCTTGCGTAAGCTGGCTACCGTCGGCACCGGCCCCATCCGTGGGCTGTGGCAGTACGGCAACTACGGCTACGCTGTCTCAGGCAGCAAGCTCTACCGCATATCAAGCGATTGGACATCGATACCGCTGGGTAACGTTAGTGGTACTGGCCCCGTGTCGATGGTGGATAACGGCACACAGCTCTTCATTGCGGCTAATCCGGATAGCTACATCTACGACGCGTCGACCGAAGAGTACGCCGAAATCACGGACGTAGACTTTCCCGGTGCGGTAACAGTCGGTTATCTGGACGGCTATTTTGTCTTCCAAGAGCCGAATTCGCAGCGGTTTTGGACGTCTGAGCTGCTCGACGGCACCCAGCTCGACCCGCTGTCGTTTGCTAGTGCTGAAGGTATGCCGGACAACCTCATTTCGTTGTTTGTCGACCACCGCGAGGTGTGGCTGTTCGGCACCCAGTCGGTCGAAGTTTGGTACAACGCAGGCGACACACCGTTCCCGCTGGCTCGCATCCAAGGCGCGGTCAACGAGCTGGGCTGCGCAGCTACCTTCTCAGTGGCCAAGATGGACAACTCGCTGTTCTGGCTGGGGTCAGACGCCCGTGGCCAAGGCGTGGTGTTTCGTGCCAACGGCTACACTGGCCAGCGCATTTCGACCCACGCGGTCGAGTTTGCCATCCAGAGCTACGGCACCATCTCAGACGCAATCGCTTTTACTTACCAACAAGACGGACATGCTTTCTATGTACTGACCTTTCCGACGGCTCAGAAGACTTGGGTGTTTGATGTGGCCACACAAGCCTGGCATGAGCGTGCTGGCTTTGCCAACGGGCAGTTTATCCGTCACCGCGCCAACTGCCAGATGTTCTTTAACAACGAAATCGTTGTCGGCGACTTTCAGAACGGCAAGATTTACGCTTACGATCTCGACGTGTTTGCTGACGATACACTGCCACAAAAGTGGTTGCGGTCGTGGCGAGCGCTGCCTACCGGCCAGAACAACTTAAAGCGTACCGCCCAGCATGCCTTGCAACTTGAGTGCGAGACAGGTGTGGGCTTGGTTCTTGGCCAAGGCAACGACCCGCAGGTCATGCTGCGCTTCTCAGATGACGGCGGCCACACATGGTCAAACGAGAAGTGGGCGGGCATGGGCAAGATGGGCAACTACGGATTCAGAGCGTTCTGGCGTCGGTTGGGCATGACTGACAAGCTGCGTGACCGCGTGTACGAGGTATCAGGCACCGACCCCGTCAAGATCGCCATTATGGGTGCCGAACTCGCTTTGTCCGGCACCAATGCCTAACGCCGATAACGAACCGCAAATACCTAAGAACCAGTCGTCTATTACTGACGACCGGACGGGTCTTGTCTCGCGTGACTGGTATCGGTTCTTCCTAAACCTGCTCAATAAAGCCAACCAAGGCGGCGGCGGATCAGGTACGGTCACATCGGTCAATGTATCGGGCGGCACGACGGGTTTAACGACCTCTGGCGGGCCTGTGACGACCTCCGGCACCATCACCCTAGCTGGCACCCTAGACGTCGATAACGGCGGTACAGGCGCTACGACAGCAGCCGCCGCCATTACCGCGCTAACAGGCACGCAAACGTCAGGCTATTACCTGCGCTCAAACGGCACAAACGCGGTTTTGAGCGCTATTCAGGTTGCGGACGTACCAACGCTCAACCAGAACACGACAGGCCAAGCAGGCAGCGTAGCCAACGCCCTGACTGCCGGCACGGGTATTTCGTACAGCGCCGGCACAACCTACAACGGCTCAACAGCTATTACGATTAACAATTCGGCGCCAGACCAGACGGTGGTGTTGACCGGCGGCACAGGCATCAGCACGTCGGGCACGTACCCCAGCTTTACGATTACCAATACCTTGCCTGACCAGACGGTGTCGTTGACCGGTGCGGGCACAACTAGCATCTCGGGCACGTACCCTAATTTCACCATCACGTCGAACGACCAGTACGTGGGCACGGTCACCAGCGTGTCCGGCACCGGTACGGTCAACGGCATTAGCTTATCCGGCACGGTCACATCTAGCGGCAGCCTGACATTGGGCGGCACACTGACTGGCGTGGATCTGACCACGCAAGTAACCGGCACGCTGCCAATCGCTAATGGCGGCACAGGCCAGACGACTGCCAGTGCAGCCTTTAACGCCCTGTCTCCGGTCACCAGCACGGGCGACTTGATTATCGGAAATGGTGCCAACAGCTCGACTCGCCTGCCAATTGGTGCTAATACGTACGTGCTGACATCGAATGGCACGACAGCAACCTGGGCAATACCAACTGGCTCGGGCGCGACGATTACGAACGACACAACAACGGCCACTAACGTCTACCCGACGTTTGCAGCTGCCACGTCAGGGTCGCTGTCAACTATATACACTAGCAATGCAAAACTACTATACAAACCTAGCACGGGTGAATTAACATCATCCCATTTGGTAGCTGGAAATGGTATAGTTGTCAACAACTTAACCGTTGGCACCAGCTACACAATTGCAGCTGGCACGTCTGGCATGTCAGCTGGCCCAATTACGGTGTCTAGCGGCGTGGTGGTGACGGTGGCCAGTGGCTCACGATGGGTGGTGGTGTGAACGAGATTACTGAACATTTTGTACCAAGCCGCGAACAGATTGACCGTTTGCAGGCTGAGATGGTGACGATGCCGCAAGCCGAATTGGTTACGGAGCATCATTTTTCGCCCGGCATGTACATGCGTAAAGTGTTTCGCCCAGCCGGCACTTTGATTGTAGGCAAGGTGCATAAAGAGCCGCATTTCTTTTTGTGCGCTATGGGTGAGATTGTGGCGTGGACTGAAAACGGCATGATTACTTTACTGCCTGGCGACGTAGTGGAATCACAGCCTGGCACCAAGCGCGTCACAATGGCGGTAACAGATTCAATCGGCATTACGATTCACCGCACAGATAAAACAGAGCTTGATGAAATTGAAGCTGATTTATTAGAGCCTGACACAACCGCGTTGTTTGACGCGCGCAATAACGTCAAAACAGAATTGATTGAAGGAGTTACATCATGACTTGGGTCGCCGCAGCCATAGCTGGAAGCGCCGTAATAGGTGCATACGGTTCTAGACAAGCCTCTAAAGCGCAAGAACGCGCGCAACGCGAAGCTAGCGCGGCTGAAGAGCGCATGTTTAACCGTCAGGTTGAGTTGCAAGAGCCTTTCCGTCAGGCTGGCGTCAACGCGCTGCCAGAGCTAGTTGAAGCCTCCCGCTACACCCCATTTGGCATGGAGCAGTTCCAAGCCGACCCCGGTTACGGTTTTCGTCTAAAGGAAGGTCTGCGCGCGCTAGAAAATTCAGCAGCAGCGCGGGGCGGCCTGCTGTCAGGTAATGCTATGCGCGGCATAACGCGTTTTGGCCAAGGACTAGCGTCGGAAGAATTCGGCAATGCGTTTAACCGCTATCAAGCAGAGCGTGCTGCTCGTTTGAATCCGCTACAAAGTCTGGCCGGCATGGGGCAAAGTACGGCAGCAACTTTAGGTGGGCAAGCCGGGCAGTACGGCCAAAATATGGCGCAAGGCGCGGCGGCTATGGGCAACATCCGCGCGTCTGGCTATGTAGGTCAAGCAAATGCGCTGACCGGTGCGTTAGGTCAAGGGCTGAATTACTACCAAAATCAACAAATGATGGATAAGTATTTTCCGCAACAAACGCCATCTTCAGAATCAGGTGAAGGCACGTTTTATGGTTTAAGAAGGAACTAAATCATGGCCGGTATTGATTACAGCATTCCAGGGCAGATTAAGTCGATTCAAGTTGAATCGCCGATAAATGCTATGTCGCAAGCGCTGCAATTGCGCGGGCTGTACGACACCTCGCAAATGAATGCGTTAAAACTTGAAGAAGCACGACGCGACGCGCAAGAACGTAACGCGCTGGCAAAGCTCGACCCTACTAGCCCAGAATATCTTACGCAATTAAAACGTGTAAACCCTAAATTAGCGCTTGAGTATCAAAAATCAGGGCTTGAAGCTGACTCAGCAAGAATAAAAAAACAAAAAGATGAAGCAGAGTTATTTCAAGCTGAACTAAAAAAATCGCGGTATTTTTTAGAGGGAATTGACCCTAACTCCCCTACTGCTGCGCAAGAATATAAAGCTTGGCATGAAGCTAATCATGCTAACCCAATATTAAACGCTGAGTTAACAAAACGCGGCATAACTAAAGACGCGGCTTACGCGCGCATAGACGCAGCAATTAAGTCAGGTAGCATAAAAAATTTAATAGCTGAATCTAAGTTAGGCATAGACAATTTCTATCAATACACGCCCGCGTTTGAAAAAGCTGAAAAAGAGCAGATAGACCAAGAGTATTCAGATTATATAAACACGCCTGGAAACCCTTCAATATCTAGGTTGAAGTTTGTAGAGCTGCGAAAGCGTCAACGCCCTGCTGCCGCTGCGCCTGCGCCAGATGCCGCCGCGCCTGCCCCTGCGCCCGCACCTGCGCCCGCACCTGCGCCTGCTGCTGCGGTTGATTTAACAAACGTGCCGCTTGCTAATCGCAGCGTTATGCTTAACCAATCACAGGGTAATCAACCGCCGGTTAATCAACTTGGTGGTTTTCAAACTAATGCTGCAGCGGTTAACAATCTTGGGGTTATGCCAACGGCTACTACAGCAGCAAATAGAGCTGCGCCTGTAGCTACAGAACGACCAGCAATAGCGCCAAACGCTGCTAGATTGATGAAAAGTAATCTAAAAAGTGACCAAGACGCAGCGGCGATCATACAGCGGGCATATGAGAATGACGCCAAGCTAACCGACAAAGAGCGTGATTTTGCCGCTGCGGTAGACGCTGGTTTTAAAGGTAATTACGTTCAGTACCAAGACCAACTGCGCGAAACAGAAGCTGAACGTGAGTATAGAAGAGCTAAAGACGACGGATCGTTTAAAGGCACGTTTTTGGAATGGAAACGTGAGATGGCGAAAGCCACCAAAATTGTTGTGCAACCGGCGCCCGGCGCAAAACCGACAGATACTGCGTTGGATATGCTAGCGTATCAGTATATTAAAGATAGCGGCACAATTACTCAAATGCCTAAGCAATTACGCACCGCGATTGTGAATCGGGCAGCTGAGTTAATGGGTGGTTCAGCTGAAAATATGGCGGGCGATATAACTACTAACCGTCAAGATACGGCAGCAGCAAAAGCAGCAGTAAAAGATTTTACCTCGGGTAAATCTGCGGTTGCAACACGGTCGTTTAATACCGCTATTGACCACTTAGAGACGATGGAAAAGTTAGCCGCCGCGCTACAAAATAACGATATGCGGGTGTTTAACAGTATTGGCAATTTCTTTGCTAAACAAACAGGTACTGCCGCCCCAGCTAATTTTGAAGCTGCTAAAGCTATTGTTGGTGGTGAGGTAGCTAAAGCGTTGACGGGCGCTAACATGGCGCTTAAAGATCGAGAAGAAATTCGAGATGCAATTATTGCGTCAAGCAGCCCGCAACAGTTAATGGGTGTATTAAAAACCTTTAAACAGTTGTTGGGCGGCCAGTTAAATTCTTTGAACATTCAATACCAAACAAGTACTGGCCGCGACGATTTTAGAAATAAATTATCGCCAGCGTCTAAACGTGAATTGGATGCATTGAATCCTCAAGCGCCCGCGCGCAGCTCTAACGCACCGCGTCAAATGTCGCCGCAAGATAAAGCAGCTTTAGACTGGGCTAATTCAAACGCTAATGACCCCCGTGCTGCTGCAATTAAAAAACGGCTTGGAGTTAAATAATGGCGGCTACTTTTGACCCTGATGCCTATCTAGCGCAACCGCCAAAAGCGTTTGACCCAGACGAATATTTGCAGTCGTTGCCTGAAGTAGAAGTTGTAGAAGATAGATCCATACCAGAAGATTTTTTTATGGCGGCTGAACGATTAGACCGCTTGCCCGGCCCACGCCGGTCTTTTACTGACATAGGCCAAGGCATTACTGAAATACCTGGTGTATTGGCAACCGGACTGTTTGGTACTTTAGCAGGTAACGTAGTCGGCCCAATTACCAGTATGTATGAGGGGTCATTCGGCACACTTCAAGGCGTACGTCGGGCTGAAAATGTCGCGCGAGAGGTGCAACAAGCACTTACCTATCAACCGCGCACGCAAACTGGCCGCGACATTCTGGGTGGTTTTTCCAGCTTTATAGACACCACTAAACTGGCTGTATTAAATCCTGCAACCGCTACAGAGTTAGCGGTATTAAGCTCGCCCGTACTTCAGCAAGGCAAGCTGGCGGGCAGCGCAAAATTGGCAGAGCGTAATGCGCTTATCCAAGAGCAAAACATTGCCAAAAGTTTTGAGAATGCGGCAAAAATTGACGCGTCTAAACTAGCGGTAAAACACCGCATTATTCTTGACCCTTCAGAATCTAACCCCACCGCAGTAAATCGTTTAACTGCGGGTGCGGCTAAATCGGCAACAGACTTTTCAAAAAACGCAGCAAAATCAAATGACGCGCGGTTTACCCAGTTAGCTATAGAAGATATGGGTTTGCCACCCAATACAGTGTTAGACGCCAAAGCTATCGAAAAAGCATTGGCTATGCACAACGCGCCTTACGAAGAAATAGGTAAATTATCGCGCCTGACGCCAAATGAAGATGTGCTTGCTAAAATAGAATCTTTGCGCGTTACCCGCCCGTCAATAGGTGGTGAAAAAAATGCCGCAGCGGTTAATGAGTTAGTAGATGAAACATTAGCTAAAGTAAATGAAGGCCGTTCAGGTAAAGAAATTAACCTAGACATACGCAATCTTCGCCGCGAAGCGAATGACATTTACAACGCGCAGCAAAAAAGCGGCGTACCTGACGCCACAAAGCTGGCTAGAGCAGACGCCAACAAAAAGATAGCGGACGCTTTAGAAGCGTTAATTGACGCTAACGCGCCGAGCGCCGAAGTGTTGAAAAACTTGCGCGCCGCGCGTGCGGCAAAAGCTAAAGTGTATGACTACGAGCGGGCGCTTAATAATCAAACAAACCGCATTGACCCACAAATTTTGGCTAAAATGGCTAGGGATGAAAAGCCGTTGACAGGTATTGCGGCTGACATAGCTAAGATTGCTAGCGTGTTTCCCGACATAGCGCAAACTGGGCAGACTGGCATGTCACCATTGGCAAAAGGTTTTACTCGTACGGGTGTAGGTGGTACGGCAGGTTTTCTTGTAGGTGGTGTGCCAGGCGCTGCAATAGGCGGGTTGACAGGATACCTTGGCGGCGGTTTAGCTGCAAAGCGTATGGCTTCGCCGGGGTATCAAGCAAAACGCGCGGTGCCGCAAGACTTTCGGTCATTGGAATCGGTTAATAACCTAGCGCCAGAACCACGAAACAGAATGAGGGATTAAATGGCATCACTAACTCCAACACCCAAGCAGCAGTTCTTCGATGCCAACGGCAACCCGCTGGTAGCTGGCAAGGTCTACACCTACGCCGGGGGCACGACGACCCCGATTGCGACGTACACCGACCAGGCAGGCGGCACGGCCAACACCAACCCGATCATCCTTGATTCGCGGGGCATGGCCAACATCTGGTTGCAGCCAACCGTTGCGTACAAGTTCGTCATCAAGGACTCAAACGACGTTACCCAATACACCACGGACAATATCTTGGTGCCCTTGGACAACCTGTCGTTCGGCTCACCGCCTCCGATCGGTGACGTGGAGCCTAATACTGGCGCGTTCACGACGCTGTCGGCTACGCAAGATGTCACCTTCTCCGGCTTTGGCTACGTCCAGATGCCTGTGGGTGCCACAACTGACCGGCCAGCCACGCCAGCGGAAGGCATGTTTCGCTACAACAGCACGCTGGATCTGTTTGAGGGTTTTAGCAATAACCAGTGGGGTCAGGTGGGCGGTGCTGCGGGTGCAACCGGCGGCGGCAACGACGAAGTGTTTATCGAGAACGACCAGACGGTCACGATCAGTTATACAATTCCGGCTACCAAGAACGCCATGACCACCGGCCCGATCACGCTGGGTGCTGGCTTTGTTGGCACGGGCAGCATTGCGGCCACAACGTTGACGATTGATACGGCTACCTCTGGCGCTTTAGGTGTTGGCTCGGTGATTGCTGGTTCCGGCATCACGGCAGGTACGGTCATTACGGCCTTGGGTACAGGCACCGGTGGTGTTGGTACCTATACGGTCGATGTGTCGCAGTCGGCGTCGCTAACCGCGATCACTGCGGCGGTGATTGTCACCGTTTCATCCGGCAGTCGGTGGGTTGTCATCTAGATTTTAAGGAGTAATCATGGCTTCAGTAGTTCTTTCAGGCGACACAAGCGGATCGATTACGGTATCTGCCCCTGCTGTCTCTGGCAGCAATACGCAAACGTTGGTGGCAACTACGGGTACGCTAGCCCCGATTGTGTCGGGTACTGCGGTTGCGTCTACGTCCGGTACGTCGATTGATTTAAGCACCACTATACCGTCGTGGGTGAAGCGAATTACGGTGGTATTAAGCGGCGTTAGTACAAATGGTACCGGCAATTGGCTTGTTCGTATCGGTAGCGGGTCATTTCAAGCTACTGGATATACTTCAACCGCTTCGTACATGACAACAACGCCGTCAACAGCTAGTGATACTACCGGGTTCATAATACGAACGGATAATGCGTCAAATAATATATCTGGTGTAATGACATTAATTAATATTACCGGAAATTCTTGGGTTGAGTCTTGGGCTGGTGGGGGCAATACCAATAACCAATCTTATGTAGGTGGCGGCGCTGTGACACTTTCTGGCACATTAGATCGCGTGCGAATTCTTACAGCTAACGGCACAGACACCTTTGACGCTGGCACTATTAACATTCTCTACGAATAAGAGGACATCATGCACAGAATCGTGGTCGACGTACAAACTGGTCAAGTGACCCAAGTCGAATTGACAGCTGAAGAAATTGCGGCGATTGAGGCTGCAAACGCAGTGCAAGCCGTTGAGGCTCCCGCTGAGATTACTGCTGAAACAGTTTTTGAGTATCCTGTCGAGACACCGGCTGAACCCTCTGCGGAGCAATAACTATGGCTGTTACTCTTAACGCATCCACGTCTAGTGGATTTATACAGACCGCTGATACCAGCGGCGATCTTGCCCTGCAAAGTAATGGCACGACGCAGTTTAATGTGTCGTCGACCGGCGCGTATGGTCAGATCAAGTCAGGTACTGCGGTTGCTTCTACGTCTGGTACGTCGATTGACTTTACGTCAATACCGTCATGGGTAAAGCGGATTACGGTGATGTTTCAAGGCGTGAGTACGAGTGGAACAAGTGATCCTCAAATTCAACTTGGCACATCTTCAGGCGTTGCCACTACAGGATATTTAGGTTCTAGTACGTCAATTGCGGGGACTAGCGCGGCGTCATCAAACTATACAACGGGTATAGCACTCCGCGCTGGCGGCGCATCGCCTGCGGCATCAGTTAGGCATGGCGGGGTTACCATTTCAAACGTGACTGGAAATACATGGATGGGTTTTGGTATTGTTGGGTATAGCGATTCAGCAACAACTGTTAACACCGGCGCGTCAATTACACTTGGCGGCACACTCGACCGCGTCCGCATCACTACCGTCAATGGAACCGACACCTTCGACGCTGGCACTATTAACATTCTTTACGAGGGCTGATTATGGCAGTCACGATCAATGGTAGCGCTGGCGTTACTACCAACATAGGCGCGGTCTATAACGGTTTGCAGACAGGTACGGCGGTGGCCTCTACGTCCGGTACGTCGATCGACTTTACGTCTATTCCGTCTTGGGTAAAGCGGATTACGGTGATGTTTAGCGGCGTAAGTACAAGCGGCACTAGCTTGCCGCAAATACAATTGGGTGATTCAGGTGGGGTTGAAACTACGAGCTATGCTGCTGGAAGTTCGGTAGTAGCACCTTCTAGTATAGCAACTGCTAATTACACATCAGGTTTTGTAATTAGAACAGATGCTTTGGCTGCCATAATAATGGATGGTTTTATTACTATAAATTTAATTTCAAGTTCGACCAATACGTGGGTAGCGGGTGGAACTGTTTACGCACCGACACCTAGTGCATATTTAGCTCTTGTTGCTGGGCGCAAAGCTCTTTCCGACACACTAACCCAAGTCCGCATCACTACCGTTAACGGCACAGACACCTTTGACGCTGGTACAATCAATATTATTTTCGAGTGACGCATGGATTCGCAAGTGCTTTTTAATATCGCTGTAGCGATCGCGGGCTTCTTCGGCGGCTGGATACTAAATAACATCCACCGATCCATCGACCGGCTGGACACCGACGTGCGTGCCATGCCGCACATTTATGTTACCCGTGAGGACTACCGTGACGACATGCGCGAAGTGAAAGAAATGTTAGCCAAAATTTTCGACAAGCTCGACAACAAGCAGGACAAATAAGGAGGCATTATGAAATCGTTTATTCTCGCCCGTGCTAAAGAGCCATCTACTTGGCGTGGTATGTTTCTGTTCTTGGCAGCTGCCGGTGTGCCCATTGCACCGCAGATGGCCGACGCCATCATCGCCACCGGTCTGGCTATTGCTGGTCTGATTGGGGTTGTTGCGCCTGACAAGAAATGAAAGAGAACTTCGACGAGGCGCTGAAGGCTATTTTGAAGCACGAAGGCGGGTTCGTTAACCACCCCAAAGACCCAGGCGGCATGACCAACTTGGGCGTCACTAAGAAAGTGTGGGAAGCATGGGTCGGCAAAGTTGTTGGCGAAAGCGAGATGCGCGCGTTGACCCCGGCTACAGTGGGGCCGATGTACCGCAAGAAGTACTGGGATGCGGTCAAGGCCGACGAGCTGCCAACGGGGCTCGACTATCTGATGTTCGACTTTGCGATCAATGCAGGGCCGGGACGTGCCATCAGAACCATGCAGAAAGCGATCGGAACGAACCCTGACGGCGTCATCGGCCCCAAGACGATGGCAGCGCTCAAAGCCGCCGATCAGAAGGACTTGATTGCTAAGTTCAGCATGGAAAAAGAGCTGTTTTATAAAGCGCTCCCGACGTTCGCAACCTTCGGCAAAGGCTGGATGCGTCGGGTAGAAGAGGCGCAATCACATGCGGTGACGATGCTGGCGTAACTGCCGGCAGACCTCACGGTCGCGCGTTGACATGTCAGGCGTGATCTCTGCCACACCGCACTCAGCAGCAGTAGGCCGCCGTGGCTCTGGCACAAAGAACGCCAGAAAGCCCACGGTGGCTACCACAATCGCCGCGTAGTAGACGAGAACAAGCTCTTTCATACACTCAGCAGCCGGCCAAGAAGCAAGGTCACAGGCGACGAATGGTAGGGCCTAACGCCTAGCATAATGTCCTGCACGAACCGCTCTTCGGGCGTAGATGGCTTTTGATAGAGCTGCGGTACATAATGCGCGCCGATCTTGGGTGGCTCTTCTTTAATAAAATGTCCGTCACGTAGCATTGTCTTTCCTCCTATCTTCGTTTGCGCGGCGAACGTCAACAACTTTCTTTTTTATCAACGCCGCCTCGTCATTAGTATAGATCGATTTCTCCACCATTACGTTGCCTGCAACCCACACCTCTGCTGAGTAGGCATTGTTCTTGCATGACGGGCACCTGCGTTGCCGCCGGATGCCGCCTGGCTGCTGGATGGTGTTTACAACAACGGTCTTACTGCCGCACTGCATACATTTCATGGCCGTACCGCCTTGGCCATCACTTCCAACCGCTCACGGGCGTCACGCAGGGCGCAGTAGCGCTGGTGCAGGCGCTGCAAGTGCGAGCTGCGACGCTCCTGCAGCTGCTCCTGTGTCAGTAGCGCGAACACCTCGTCTTCTGACAATGATGCCAAAACATCATTCAGTGCGCGCCAGCTTTGCTTTTTCATCTTCTATCCTCTGCTCTATAATTTCTACTTGATCCAGCGCCCGAAAAAGCGCGCGCGCCATCTGGTTGTATTCCTTCTGGCGTATGCGCTCTTCTGCTTGCGCGGCCTTTAGCTTGGCCTTCCAGTAGTCTAAACGTTTCATCACTCTCCTCGCCCGTCGTACATCACATCTGTTGTGTCACCTAACCGCCACTTCGCCTTATCTTCGACGGTGTACTTTATGGTGGCCACCTTAAAATCCGGTGTGCGCAGCTCTTGCGGGTTCAACGACGCGTCAAAAAACTGGCATCGGTTGTTGGGCTGCAACGCAAACTGTCCGTTGTCTAACCGCAGCAGGTTAAAACTTTTATGTTCTTCAATAGACTCAACAAAAGTAAAGTCAGGAATGCGCGGGTCGGGGTTGCAGCCGTCTAACGTCAGCACGTAATGGCCGTTGTGCATCTGCTTGTCTTTACCAAAGAACCTAGCCCTCAGACCTTTCAGCAGCGGCTTGTCAATTACCACGACGTCGTAAGACAGCGCGTCCCATATCTGTAGTACGTCCAGCGCAAGGTCGGCGCCATCCAACGGCTTCCACAGAAACGCGCTAATCGGCAGTTTGTCAAACAGAGCCGCGTAACCAGGCAGGTACGTCTCAAACCGAAACGCCTCGCCCCGGTGCGCCTTAACGCTGCACCACACGCCCTCAACTAGATCGCCGTGGCCGGACTGGTGGTCGTACAAATACTCGGCGCGTACCCATATTTTGGTGGGCGGTAGCGGGCATACAAAACTCATTTGGCTTCCTCTGTTGGGTTAGTAAATTTAGACATGGGGATGATACGTCTGCTGCCGTCCAACATTTCAATGTGCGCAAACCCCTGCGCTGTCGCCCAGCAGCCGTAGTAGGCGCGTTGCAAGCCGTCGATGTCAAAAGCCATCTTCATGCCGTGGCACCAGCTAGGCCGGTCTTGCGTTAGTACCGTCTGTACACTGATGTCGTTCGTATACGTCAGGTAGTCGGGCGGGGCAGCCATCGCAGGCGCCACCAAGAGTAGTAACAGGTATCTCATTTCAATGCCTCCATTGCTATGTCGGAAATCGCTCGTTTGTCATGGAGCGCTGCCCAGATCTTTTCGTCAACTGTCTTCTCGGCGAGTAAGATATAAACCCAGACGTCATGCAATTGCCCGGAACGGTGCAGCCGTCCAACCGTTTGCTCGTACAGCTCCAAGCTCCACGGCAGCGACAGAAATACCATGTGGCTTCCCCCGTGCTGTAGATTAAGTCCATGTCCCGCTGACTTAGGATGGACGGCAAGGAGTTCGATCTGTCCGGCGTTCCACCGTTTGATGGCGTCGGTGTCGTCCAAGGTGGCAAGTTTTGGATAGCGGCGACGAAGTTCTGCCACTTCTTCTTGAAACTGGTAAACGATAAGCGTATTCGCATGTTGGTTCTCCTCCAGTAATTCGTCTAATCGGTCAAACTTGTGACTGCTAAACCACACCGCCGTCTTGCTGGCGGTAAACTGACCCGGCACAGCAGATGCAACACGGGTGCTGTCATAGACAAAGCCAGACGCCATCTGTTGCAACTTTGATGTAACAGCCGCTGCGTTAGCCGCTAAAATCTCAGACGACGGAAACTGCACCACAAAGTCTTTCTTCATCTTTTCGTAGGGCTTCCTGTCAT